GTGAAGTGAATGACAAACTTTTTCATTGCAGAAATATCAATTTTACCCGGTTTCGTTGCCATTTTGATTACTTTCCCCAATTTCTTCTTCTCCTGTTTCTTCATTTAATTGAGGCCCTAGTTCTGGATATAGTGTTAATACTTGTTCTCCAGTAAGAATAGTAGACAATATAATACTTGAAGCATCATTAAACCACCTGTCTCTAGATGAAGATGGAATATATACCCTAAATGGGTCTACACAAGTAAACTTTACTTCCCCTTTTCCAAAATCAGCTTCTGTATCAATATATGCATATAAATAACCCATCCCAGTAGTAGAATGGTCATGTATAGCTTGTTTTAAATTTGTATTACCATCAGATATTTCCCAAATATAACTCATAACAGTACGCCATAATTTAGCAACTTTTACATCTGAATCTTCTCTTGGTATAACAGTAAAAGCAGGTGCTCTAGACGTAAGCATAGCTTTCATTTTTTCTACAGCTGGGCCAACTCTATCCATAGGAACAGCAGCTTGATTTCTATGCTCTAGGTC